GCTAAATATTTAAATATTGATATATGCCACAAAAAGAAAAATATACAAAAGCAAAAATTTATGCAGATGCAATTAATAAAATTAAGCAATATCAACCCTCTAATTTGTCAGGTTTGATTAATCTTTTAGATTGTAGCAATAGTACTTTTTATAGTAAAATAAAAATAGATAGTAAGGAATATTTGGACATTTTGGAGAACTTAAAAAAGGAGAAGGAAAATGTTGCAAATGGATTACGAAAAAAGTTAGTAAAAAGCAACAATCCGACTGCTATAATTGCTGCACTAAAACTCTATGGCAATGAAGAAGATAGACTGGCATTAAATCAGCAAAATATTGACATAAAAGCTTCTGGCAAAATTGACTATCAAAAAGTTACAAAGATAGAAGGTAATCTTAATAAGCTGAACGAAGACGAATTAAAACTACTAAACGAATTATTAGAGAAAATAAAAGAATGAACATCAAAGTAAAAGACTTGATAGCTACAGATATAGCAGTTAAGAGATTACTGCTAAAAGCAAGCTTTTACGAGTTTTTTAAATTTTTTTGGGACACAATAAATCATGAGGAGCTGGTGGATAACTGGCATATAAAAAACCTTTGCGATGAATTACAAAGCGTTGCCAAGCGTGTATTTAAAAGAGAGCAAAAGCTTTATGATTTAATAATAAATATGCCACCTTCATCATCAAAGACATCAATTGTAAACATATATTTTCCCCTTTGGTGCTGGATAAATGATTTTACTTTGCAATTCATAGATGTAAGTTATAGTTATCAGTTGTCTGTATCTATAAGCGAGAAATGTAGAGATGTAATGCGTAGTGATAAATTTCAAACGTATTTTTATGATGTAAAAATTAAAGACGACAGCGATACGAAACAATATTTTAGGCTGCAAAAAGGTAAAGAAGTAGGAGGCTTTAGATATGCAACGAGTACTGGTGGCACTATTGGTGGTATGCACGGGCACTTTATTATACTGGACGACCCTATAAATCCCGCAGACAGCTTATCTGATGTAATGGTACGCAATGCAAATGAATGGCTTGACAACGTAATTTATAGTAGGAAGGTAGATAATGAGGTTAGTGTTGTTATATTAATTATGCAGCGTTTACACGAAAACGACACTACTGGCTATATGTTAAGTAAAAATGCTGAAAACATAAAACATATATGCTTACCCGCAGAAATAGACGACAAAAACTTGCCAACACCGATAGAATTAAAAAAATATTACAAAAATAGTTTGTTAGATGAAAAACGTTTATCAAAAGAGATATTAGAGCAAAAGCGAGCTGAAATGGGCGACTATGCATATGCTATGCAGTATTTACAAACAATAGTGCCAAAATCAGGTGGCTTTTTCAACGTAGAAAAATTGATAACAGTAGATACTTTTAATGAAAGCAATGCAGTGCAAATAGTAAGGTACTGGGATAAAGCAGGTACACACGAAGCAGGTTGTTATACTGTAGGTGTAAAAATGGCTAAAACTCCTGATAATAAATTTTATATTTTAGACGTTGTAAGAGGGCAATGGGAGGCAAGCGAAAGAGAAAGAATTATAAAGCAAGTGGCTATAGGCGATGGTGCTGATGTTATTATATATATAGAACAGGAACCCGGTTCAGGTGGCAAAGAAAGTGCTGAAAATACTATTAGAAATTTAGCAGGTTTTCGTTGTATAGCTGATAGACCTACTGGAGATAAAATAAAAAGAGCTGATGTTTTAGCAGTGCAATTAAACGCTGGCAATGTATATATGTTAAGAGGGAACTGGAATGCTGAATATAAGCGAGAATTGGAATACTTTCCATTTGGCAAATACAAAGACCAAGTGGATGCCAGTAGTGGTGCTTTTAATATGTTAGCAAAAGGAAATAAAGCGAAAGTATTAAATTATTAGTTATGTTAAAAAAATTATATAAATTAGCAAAAATATTAGATATATGAAAAAGCAAGAGATATTACAAAGTTACGAAAAGCTAAATAAACGTATTACTGATTTGCAAGAGAGTTTAAATAGGCTTGATTTTGCAAGTTTATTTATGCAGTATGGAGGAGATAGAGATATTTACACTTCACTTGGTTATAATTTAGCACCAAGTTTTAATGATTTTTACGCAAGGTATAAACAGCATGATATTGCGAAAGCAATAATTGACAAACTATGTAATTATACGTGGCGTGGCGATGTAAGTGTCTATAATGTTAGCGAGGAAGACAATGAGCAAAATTCTTTGTATAAAGTTTGGAACGAGCTAAATAAAAATTTACGTTTACAAAAAAAACTATTGCAACTTGATAAACTATCAATGATAGGTGAGTATGCCTGTCTATTACTTGGTTTTAACGATGTTAAGAATAACGATGATTTCAAACGACCTGTAAATAAAAATAGTAAACTTTTGTATGTTACACCTTTGTCACAAGCTAATTGTGAAATGAGTATATATGAGCAAAATAGTAGCAATGAACGTTATGGTTTGCCAAACTTTTATAATGTTAAGATAACTAACAATAACACTACTATAACTTTGCAAGTTCATTACACACGCATTATACACGTTGTCTATGACGCATTAGATGATGAATTGAGAGGTGTACCATTTTTGCTACCTATCTATCATAGATTAGAGGATTTGGACAAAATAGTTGGAGCTTCTGCTGAGATGTTCTGGAGAGGTGCACGCCCTGGATACCACGTAAATATTAGTAATGAAGCTTACGCAGATGATGATGTTATTGCTAACAAATTAGAGCAAAGCTTAACAAAGTTTGAGCATAACTTAAGAAGGTTTATAGCTACACAGTATGTTGACAAGATAGAAAGTTTGCAGCAGCAAATCGCAGATCCGAGCAATTTTGCAGAGGTACAATTTCAAATTATTAGTGCTATAACTGGAATACCTAAACGAATATTATTTGGTAGTGAGCGAGGTGAACTTGCCAGCACACAAGACAAAGAAGCGTTCAATGAAGTTATCTGGGCACGCAGGAAGGCTTTTGCAGAACCTGAAATTTTGAATAAGTTAATGGCAAGGCTAATAGAAGTAGGCACTATAAAACAAACTGATTACACGATAGAGTGGCAGAGTGTATATGACGAAGACATAAACCAGCGAACTGAACGTGCTTTAAAATTAGCACAAGCGATAAATACATTTACTGCAAATCCTTACAACGAAGAATTTATGCCGAAAGAGACGTTTATGCGAATTGTTTTAGGTTTCACCGATGCACAAATTGAGGAGATTACTAATGATTTACAAAATATTAACAAAGTTATTTTTAGCAAAGAAAAAGATTTAGAAAATGAGTAACATAGTCGTAAATGGTTTTAAAACGCATATAAAAAATCCGCAAGACCCAGCGAATATACTGCGTTTGCAATTGAAATATGAGCGTGCTTTATTCAAAAAATTAAAAGATATAGAAGATGTTATAAAATATGCAATAGTTAAAAATGATGTATTTGGCTTGGAGCAACAAATAACTGCTATGCAGCTTACACCTCCTCCCTTCCGTGCTTTTAATTTTGAAACTGATACAAAAAAGGTGCAGGCTTTTATAGAGTGGCTGAATGAATTGATAGATGAAGACTTATTAAGATTAGGTGTAATGGCAGATATAGGCAATGTTAATGAATTTTGGGGCAATGTTTATATATTTGAAAGTTATAAAAGAGGAGTGCAGGACATTAGATTTGATTTAAAGCAGCAAGGCGTTTATGATTTCAGAGACCTTGACGCAGTTATGCACACCCCTGTACATTTAAATAGAGTTGCACAAATGTTTTTGCGAAATTACGAGAATTTGAAAGGCATAACAGCTGATATGAGCAAAGAGATATCTAAATTCTTGGCTGAGAGCTTTGCAAACGGTTTGTGGCCACGTGAGATTGCAAAAAATATGGTAGAGTTGATTGAAAAAGGCAAAATGACTGATATTGCTATAAAAGATAAACTTGGCAGAACTATTAGTACTAAACGACGAGCTAGTTTGCTGGCAAGGACAGAGTGTATCGCAGCACACGTAAATGGTGCAGTAGAAGAATGTATAAGGATGGGCTATGAAAAAGGGCAAGTATATGCAGAATATATTGCAGGGTATGATGATAGAGTATGTGATGAATGCTCAAGATTGCATTTGCAGGTATTTACATTAGAAGAAATTAGAGGTTTGATACCTATGCACCCACAATGTAGATGTACATTTGTGCCGATTATTAAGTAATTAAAAATATAAAAATATGGAAAACGAAGAAATTAAAGAAAAGCAGGAAAAAGTAGATAAGGTGGCTAAAAATATGCAGAATACAGGTTGTGGCATAATAGCATTAATATTTTTAGTGATAATAATTATCTACTGTATAATATTATTAGGAGCATTATTTTAAAAAAATTTTTAAAAAAGTATACATATGTTAAAAAAATGATATATATTTGCAGAAAAAAGCTATGAAGAAGATAATTAATAAAATTAACAAAAAATTGCAGAACGTTGATTTAAAGCAGGTTTTATATGATTTTATACGATATTTTTTAGAAGCTATTGTATATATAATTAATTTTGTATTTTTGTTTTTGCAATTAATAGTAGCTGTTATTTATTTATTTTTTGAAAAAATAACTAACTACTTAACAAAGTTAGAGATAAAAATAAAAATGTTATGGACAAAATATTTATAGTGCAACCCTACCCAAATGAGCATGCTTGCCGTGTTAATGACCCGAAAAAATATGAACGTTTTGCACGTAAGGAATTCGAGCATGAAGGCAAAAAATACTATGCTATTATTGGTTTTTTCAAAGACGGTGGCAGTGAAGTGCAAGCTTATAGATACCCAAAAGACGTATGGTCAGAAGCACAAGCTAGGGAGCACTGTAAAAATCACGATGGACAAACTTTTGAGGCAGCACGCACTGATATAGAGCAAATTGCGAATGAATTTACAGCTGAACATGTAGAAATAGAAGGCAAAGATTACATCAAATTACCAGTTGTATTTTTAAAGGAAGGTATTTTAGAAGGGAGTGCAGGTGCTCTATTACATAAAGCTGATATATTTAAAGATTATGCAGAAAAATTTAATAAGATACCTATTACATATATGCACCCTTCATTGAATAACGAGTATGTTAGTGTAAAAGATAATGGCACTGATGTTTTAGGTTTTTTAGACAATGTAAGCTACAACGAGCAAAAACGAGCATTAGAAGGTTACGTATACATTGATAGTGCTTTGCTACAAAATAAATATGTACACTTACACGATTTAATTAACAAAAAATATAATATAGAAGTGAGCGTAGGTATTTACAGCGAAATTGAAAATAAAGAAGGTGTCTTTAATGATAGAAAATACATCGGTGTAGTTATGAATTATGAACCTGACCACTTGGCTATTTTAGGTGAGCTGACAGGAGCATGTAGTTATAAAGCAGGTTGTGGTATTAGAAATAATCAGCAACTTGCTAATAATATAAATAACAATAACAATAAAAAAATGGAAGAAATGGAAGAAGAAAAAAAATTAACATTAAACGAGCTTTTAGAAAAGCTCGACGATAAGGACAAAAAAATAGTTACACAAGCGTTGTCCTTGTTAGAAAATAAAAAGAAAGAGCTAATAGATGTTATAGTGAATGCAAATCCAAAATGGGATAGAAAAGAGCTCGAAAATGAGTGTGTATCGCAGCTTGAGAAAATTGCAGAAGCTATTAACAACGTAGCTAAAAAAGCAGAAGTAGAGCAAATAACTAATGTTAGTAAAGAAAAAGACAATGAGCAAGCTAACTACGTAGCTAATGCTACTTCTACAGTAACAGAAACAACGATATTAACATTGTAAAAAAAGGAGGTAAAAATGAAAAATACAATTGTATTAAAAGGCAAAGGCATAAAAAGTGAATTTTTATGTAAAGAAGACATCTACCCTGGTATGCTGGTAGAATTAGTTGCAGACAATGGTGTGATTAAGTTGCAAAAAAATACTAATGCTAATAATTTGAAGGAAACTTGCTTTATGACTGAATATGAAGCGTTTGGTAAAACTATATTAGACAAAGCCGCAGCTGGTGATACTGCGCACGTATATTTTGCTAATGCAGGTGATGTAATTTATGCTAGAGTAGATAGCAATGTAGCTGTAGGTGATAAATTAGTGTCAAAAGGCGATGGTATATTGAAAAAATTTGATACTGCAAATGCAACTGGAACGAATAATGCTATAGCTACTGCGCCTACATATCAAGGTGTAGCAAGTGGATTGACAATTAACGGAACGAGTGATGCTATAACTGCTACACCTACATATGCAGATGTAGCAAGTGGATTGACAATTAGTGGAACGGATACTGCTATAACTACTGAGGCTACATATGCAAGTGTAGCAAATGGTTTGACAATTAGTGGATATGGTGTAACTGCTATAGCTTTAGATAATGCAGAAGAAGTAGAAAGTGGAAGTGGAATTTATTTTGCAAGAGTAATAATATTATAATAAAAGGAGGTATAAAATGGAATTAAAAGTAGATAAAAATACATTATTTGGTGATTATAATGCGATAACTCGCAATAGACCTTACATTGACAAAGACGGTAGGGCAAAAATTAGTGTTTATCAAGGTGGAGACATAAACGACCCTAAAAGTTACACACAAAAACTGATAGACAACGATATGGCTATATTTACACCTGAGGAGTGGAAAGCTATAGACACTAGATTACGTGAAATAGCTACTAGCAGACAAGTTGGTATAGCTAAATTAAAAGAATTAGGATTAGTGTATAATTTGGCAAATCCTTTTGCAAGCCAATCGCTTGAGTATATGAAGACAAGCGATATGCACGACGCTTCTGTAAATATGAATTTTAAGGTTACTAATGAAACCGATAAACAGGCAGTAAAAACAGCTAGCATACCTATACCTGTAATTAGCTGGCGATGGGGTTTTGATATTAGGGAATTACAAATGTCTCGTTTATATAATAGACCTCTGGACTTACAAGGAGCAAAAGTAGGTGCTAGAAAAATAGGTGAGAAGTTAGAAAGTATGATGTTTGGTGCTAATGCTACTATTTTAGATGACAAAAAAATTGATAGTATAATTAGCTTTAGCGATAGTAATAAATTAGATAATAACAGCTCGCCTTACGCATTCCACGATTGGACAAATACGACCGCGACTACTCCCGCTATTATCTTACAAGACGTTTTAGAGCTAAAGAAAATATCTATAAAAGATAAACATTTTGGCAAATGGATATTGTTTGTTTCGCAAGATGTAGAAAATAGACTTGATGAAGATTACGCATTAGACGCAAACACTAAAGCATATGTGCCATTAATGGATAGAATTAAAAAAATAACTGGCATATTAGATGTAATGGTTAGTGACTTTCTACCTGATAAAACAGTTGCTTTAGTGCAAATGACAAACGACACAATAGAATTAATTAATGGTATGGAATTAACTACCGTACAACTAATGAACGCTGGTGGTTTGAATTTTGAGATGTTATCGTTTGTAATGCAAACTCCCGCTGTTAAATCAGACTATGACGGGAATTGTGGCATAGTTATAGGAACATATCAATAATATTAATGTTATGAAATTAAAAATAACTGCAAAAAGTTACAATTATAAAGGCAGAGAGTATCACAAAGGTGATGTTTTAGAGCTAGATAGTATTGAGCAAATACCTGTTATTTTCAGGCAATTCTTTACAATAGTAGAAGATGACAAAGTTAATAATGTAGTTGATAAAGTTATTGATAATAAAAATACCGAAGACACTACTACTACTGAAATAAAAGAAGAAGCTAAAAGTGATACTACTGCTAAAAAAGTAACTACAGCAAAAACAGTAAACAAAGCAAAAACAGTA